ACCCCAAAATGCCTGATTTTAAGGTTTCTACTCAATATTATAGTGTTGAAAATGGTTATGAACGTCTCGGAATGGGTCGAGAGGACGAATATTTCTGGAAAACAGCAAAAGAACGCGAAGAAATAGTATCAGATATTGATGATCAGTACTCACATCACTTCGATAACGAAAAAAAGGAGGAAAAATGACCGCAAATCACGATTTTTTAGACAATTTAGCAAATCATCAGCATCAAAAGATGCTTCGTGAGATCGCAAATGACGATAAAACGCCAAAAAAGACAGATTCTCTCAAAGAAACTGAAATTTTTGACGAAGATGGTGAAATTTTGACCATCAATCAGGTTAACCTTAATGAATTTTAGTTAAAAATACCACATAAATAAAATATATTCTAATATAACGATTATCCATGCCTTTAGAGCGAGTAAGTCGCAGTTTTAAAGATGTTAGCATGTCATTTCAGATCAATCCTCTGAATGATGACCTTGTTGCATTGAAAAATGCTGGTGCGATTGCTCGCTCTATTCGTAATATTGTGTTTACTGCGCCTGGAGAGAAATTTTTTCAGCCATTATTTGGATCTAGAGTATCAGAATTACTCTTTGATAACATGGATGACATATCTGCACTCTCAATTCGTGATGAAATTAGAAGTTGTATTGTAAGATACGAACCCAGAGTATCTTTATTGGATGTAAAGGTAAATCCAGACCTTGATTCCAACCAGTATGATGTCATAATTTCTTATTTGATTATAGGTGCGGATATTCCAGCGCAGCAACTAGAATTCGTTTTGCAACCAACAAGGTAAATGCCACTAATAAACTTTAGTAGTCTGGACTTTGACCAGATTAAGTCCTCTCTAAGAGAAGTACTAAAAGCAAACGCTAACTTTACAGATTACGACTTTGAAGGGTCTAACCTGTCGAGTATTATTGATTTACTTGCTTATAACACCTATATCACTTCATATAATGCCAATATGGTTGCAAATGAGGTGTTTATTGATAGTGCAACATTAAGAGAGAATGTGGTTGCACTAGCAAAGAATATTGGATATACACCAAAGTCAAGAAAAGCATCGAGATGTAATATAAACTTCCTTGTTGATACTTCAGGATTAACAGTAACCCCACCATCTGTTACTTTAAAGGCAGGTCCTGTAGTTTCAACATCAAATCAATTTGGTACAGATTCTTATGTCTTTAATATCCTTGAAGACACAACAGTATCAGTAACTAATAACGTTGCAAATTTTAATTCTCTACAAGTTATTGAAGGAACAAGGGTAACACAAACTTTCACTTACTCTGCGAGAAATCCTAATCAAAGATATTTGTTAACAAATGCTGGAATTGACACTGACACTATAAAAGTAAGCGTCAAACCTTCAACAACGTCCACAATTAAAGTTGACTATGATTTAAACAATAGTTTGATTGATCAAAAAGTAAATAACGTTATTAATGGAAATTCAACAGTTTACTTTTTACAAGAAGTAGAGGATGAGAGATATGAAATTATCTTTGGTGATGGAGTATTTGGAAAGGCTTTGGAAGATGGAAACTCAATTGAAGTTTCCTACCTAGTTTGTGATGGAGCAAACGCAAATAGAGTTAGTAATTTTAATTTTAGCGGAAGATTAGTTTATTTACAAGATTCTGTAGAAAATGCTATAACTGGTGGAATATCACAAGTCATAACAGATAGTCCCTCTACTGGTGGTGCTGCAATAGAAAGTGTTGCATCAATTAAAAAATATGCACCACAAGTTTATGGAACACAAGATCGTGCAATAACCGCAAATGATTATGAGATTCTAATACCTAATAAAATCTATCCAGAAGCAGAGTCAATATCAGTTTTTGGTGGAGAAGAGTTAGTCCCTCCAAGATTTGGAAAAGTTTTTATTAGTATAAAACCAAGAAATGGTGATTTTGTCTCTTTATCAATTAAAGAAAATATAAAAAGAGAATTAAGAAGATACTCTGTTACAGGGATAGTTCCTGAAATTTTAGATCTAAAATACCTTTATGTTGTTACTAATAGCAAAGTCTATTATAACACCAGATCAATAACAGATGTTGCCTCAGTTTCATCTACAATTCAAAATAATATTCAGGCATATGCAGACTCTCCTGAGTTGAATAAATATGGAACAAGGTTTAAATATAGTAAGTTTTTGGGGATAATCGATCAGAGTCATCCATCAATCACATCCAATATAACCTCTGTCCAAATGAGAAGGGACTTGAGACTTGCAACTAATCAATTTGCCGAATATGCGATTGATTTTGGCAATCATATGCACGTTCAGTACATGACAGGATTTAACATAAAATCCAGTTCTTTTAGGGTGCTAGATATAACAGATGATGTTTATTTGTTTGATGAACCTAATGATACAAAAACTGGAACTATATCATTATATTCTTTACAAGCACCAGGATCTACAACTCCTGTCGTCAGAAGAAGAAATGTTGGTGCTATCAACTACATGACTGGTCGTATAACATTAAATCCAATTAATATTGTATCTGGTAAAGATAAAGATGGAGTGCAAATTATGGAAATATTTGCGGTTCCTCACTCAAACGATGTAATTGGATATCAAGACCTTTATTTGCAGTTGGATGACTTTAATGTAGAAATGATCGTTGATGATATATCCTCTGGATCGGATCCATCAGGGTCTAATTATAAGAGTTCAGCAAGTTATGTTGACGTTAATAATAACCAATATTAATAATAAATTTTTGTAAGAGAAACAAATGTCGCAGAAAAGAGTAAAAATTCAACACCTGCTGGAAAGTCAGTTACCTTCTTATGTAAGAGATGAATTTCCTTTGATTGATGAATTTTTCTCACAATATTATGCTGGATTAGAATATCAGGGCGGTACAGTTGATTTAATCAACAATATTGACTCTTACATAAAATTAAACTCAAATGCCAACAATATCAATGAAACATTATTGGCATCAGATGTAACGGATGATCAGGACTTCATTGATGTATACAGCACTGAAGGATTCCCTGACTTCTTTGGGATTATTCAGGTTAATGATGAAATAATTGTATATCAAACAAAAACTGATACCAGATTTTTATTCTGTACTAGAGGATTTCTTGGCGTAACCTCATATGAGACAAAAAATAACTCAGAGGAAGCTGTTTTTTCTGATACCGAGGCAAGCACTCACACTTTTAGAGATCCTGTAAAAAATCTTAGTGTTTTATTTTTAGAGGAATTTTTAAAAAAGGTAAAAAATCAATTTTTACCTGGTCTTCAAACAAAAAATTTATCAAATGATCTAAATGAAGCCCAATTTGTAAGGCAGTCTAGAGATTTATATTCTACAAGAGGAACAGAGTCTTCTTTTAAAATTTTATTTAAAGCATTATACAATGAAGAGATAGATTTAATAAGACCTCAAGATTTTTTAATCAGTCCATCAAACGCATCATTTCAACTTACTAGGGATTTGATCGTAGAACCTGTTGAGGGTGATCCTGAGAATTTAGTCAATACAACTTTGTTCCAAGATGCGTATGAAAATATTACTAAGGCATATGCGCCAATATCATATGTTCAAAAAACTTCTGTAGGAATTCTTACTGATACCTATTATAAGATAAGCATCGATGCGTCACCACTCTCTTTTGATGGATCCTCAGAACTCTTGTATGGAGAATTTTCTATTCATGCAAAGACTAGAGTCATTGACAATGTTAGTGTTGGACAGACTTATATTGATGTAGATTCAACAATTGGTTTTCCTAAATCGGGAACACTTTCTATAACATATAATGATGGAACATCTGGTATTATAACATATACCAACACATCTACCACTCAATTTTTAGGAGTTACAACCACTAGTGTAACTCAACAAATCCTTGATAAGTCTGAAGTAGATCAAAATACCTTTGCGTATGGTTATGATCCAATAACAGGGACTAGTGATGGTATTAAAGTAAAAATAAGATCTGTACTGAATAGTCTTGATGCGCCCGAATCTTCATATTATCAATTACCAGATTCAAAAATTAAAATTAAATCTTTAGGTAAAATATCATCAGATTTAAAATCTTCTAATTGGTTCTTAAACACGACCCAATATTGTCTTGTAGAATCTCTCTCTTTAGAAGATTCGATCAACAACATCTATAGATTGACAACTAAAGATGATAATATTTTCAGAATTGGAGATAGAGTCTCATTAACTAATACTAGTCTTGTTGTTACTTCTAATTTTTCTGTCACCGACGTTATTAGTGATAAGATTGTTTTAGTTAGAGGACCTAAAATTGATGATCTTGATAAAATTACAAGAGTAACAAAAAGAAAATCAAAGTTTGATTCTGATGCTTATTCTGAATTATCTCAATTTGATGCAAATATTCAAAACACTTATGTGGATGGTGAAAAAGTTTTAATTGCATCTAATTCTTTACCGGCATTTTTAAATCTAAAAACAAATCCAAAAAATCAAAAGTTCACAATCAATGATACTTTCTCTCTAGGACAAGAGACAATTACTCTCACCACTAATCTTGATCACAATTTTTTCACTGGTGATGTTGTATATTACACGCCAGAGAAAACTACAGAAGAATTTGAACAACCTGATGGTTCAATTATTACAATTGAGACTATAAAATCATTCCTTTTTACTGAAGGCAAATACATTGTAAAAAGAATTGATGATAATAAGATCAAATTAGCGAAGAGTGTATCTAACTTATACGCTGGAAAATTTGAATCTGTAACTCCAACAGGAGGTGTCAACACTGTTGATGTCATCAATAACACAATTGAAAGAAATGAATTCAGAAATAAATCAATAAAAGCACAAAAAATTTATAGAGAGATAGCACCTCCTATAATTGACTCTGTAAATCATAAAAATAATTTAAAGTATAGTGGCGTTTTAATCAATGGCGTAGAAATATTAAATTATAAATCTAAGGATAAAGTTCATTATGGAGAATTGAGATCTATTAATGTTGATTCTGGCGGAACTGATTATGATGTCATAAACCCACCATTACTGCATATCTCCGATTCTGTTGGAACAGGAGCAACAGGACTCTGTGCTATAGAGGGGACTTTAAAACAAATTAATGTTTTAGATCCAGGATTTGATTATACTGAAGTTCCATTAGTAAAAATTACTGGTGGAAATGGTAATGGTGCAACAGCAGATGCAAATCTCATAACAGTTTCTCATCAAGTTTCTATTAGCCCAACAGGACTTTCCACAGTTGCAACTGGAATTGGATCAGTTGGATTTGGATCCACTGGATCTACAATTGGATTCTCTACTTTCCACAAATTTAGAAATGGTGAGAGAGTTGTATATAAAACATTTGGTGAAAAAGCAATATCAGGTTTATCTACAGATGCCGTATATCATGTATCTGTTAAAACAAGACATCTTGTATCACTACACCCAACTTTAGGAGATTCTCTCTCTGGAATTAATACTGTCATCTTTAATAGTGCTGGAGAAGGTGTACATCAACTTAAATCTCTAATAGGTAAATCTGTCCTTGGTTCTATAAGTGTAACAAATTCTGGACAAGGATATGAGAACAAGCAAAGAATCTGTGGACCAAGTGGAATTAGCACGGCACTTAATATTATCACCATTCCTAGTCATGAATATAAAACTGGAGAAATAATTCAATACTCGGTTGATGGAACTGCTGCTTCTGGTCTTTCAACCACACTTGATTATTATGTGACTGAATTAAATAAAGATCAGTTCAAACTAAGTCCAGTCGGGTTAGGAACAACTTCAAAAGATTTTTATTTGAAGACCAATCAATATCAAGAAATTTTAACTATCGGTGTAGGAACTCATAGTTTTAACTATCCACCAATATCCGTTGAAGTTATCGGAAAAGTTGGTATTGCTTCTACGACAGGTAGTGATTTTAAGGCGATTGTCCAACCAATATTCAGAGGTCATGTAACTTCAGTTCAATTAACAGATGTTGGAGTTGGTTATGGTGTATCTGAGGTTATTAACTTTAAGAGAGATCCTGAAGTAAAATTAAATTCTGGAGAAGGTGCACAACTAGAAGCTGTTATCTCAGACACTGGAAAGATAACAGATGTCATTATCAATAGACCTGGAGAAAAATATAATTCACCACCAGCATTAGTTGTTTCTGGAATCGGTAGTGGTGCTGATTTAATTCCAAAATTATCAAACGGAACTATTGTTGATGTAATTGTTAACAGATCTGGGGTTGGTTACGGAGCATCAACTACAACTATTAAAGTTGTTGCCTCTGGATCGGATGCAAAATTTACATCTAATTTGCAAACTTGGAATATTAACAATGTAGTAAAAAATGAATCAAGTATTAACAATGATGACACGTTTATATCCGATAACGAATCTAGAGAATTGCAAATAGCATATGGATATGCCCCCAGAACACTGAGGAGTACAGTCTATGGTGTTGATAATGATGGCAAACGAGTGTATGGAGAAAAAGATTTACAATTATCAGATAGTCAAGAGATAGATAGCACTTTCCACTCTGGAATAATCGGTTGGGCATATGATGGTCACCCAATATATGGACCATATGCATATGCTTCTCAAAGAGGACTTCCTGGAGGAAACATAGTTCAGATGAAGTCTGGATATGTTTTAGATTTAAAACCAAATAGACCACCAGTTAGTTCTTTCCCACAAGAATTTTTTGTTGAAGATTTTACCTGGGTTGAATCCACAAGTGAAGAGACATTAGATAGAAATAATGGAAGATTCTGCATAACTCCAGATTTTCCGAATGGAACTTATGCTTATTTTGCAACTGTTGATACCACAACTGATTCTGATGGTGTATTTAAATCATATAAGAGACCTGTATTCCCATATTTAATTGGAGATTCTTTCCAAGGAAAACCAAATGAGTTTAATTATAACATTAATTCTACTCAAGACAATTATGACATAACATCAAATAACTGGAGAAGAAACACTTATCCCTATGCTCTGAATAAAAATAATAGCGGATATGATTACTTACAGCAGTCATATAATTTTGTAGATCAAGATTCGACCATAAAAACAACCTTGAATGGTAATATTGAATCTATTGGTATTATGACCGGTGGTTTTGAATATAGAGTTAATGATAGAGTTGTTTTTGATAAAGATCTAAAAACAGAATTTTTTGCTGCAGCAAAAGTTTCTAAAGTTGGTGGTGTTGGCGTAAACAGCATAAGTATCGGTTCAACAAACATAAGCAATGTTGAATTTTACCCAACAGAGGGATATGGAGCGTTTATTGGAATATCAAGTATAGTTCATAATTTAGATAGCGGAGATATTGTAACTATATCTGGTATTTCTACAACAACCTCATTCCTTGAAGGTAATTATAAGATAGGAGTTAATACAAATTTCCTAAAAGTTTCTAGACAAATTGGCACGGATGGTGCGACTGGTATTATTACATATCTCAGTGTTTCTGGGGGAGACCTAGTATATCCAGAAATACAAGAAAATGATATCTTATCAATTGGAACTGGTGGTTCTCAAGAGAATGTTAAAGTTTTGAATATTGATAGAATATCTTCAAGACTAAGAATATTAAGAGCTCAAAATGGAGTTACTGGAGTAAGTCATTCAATAACAACAGTGATAGCGGAGCAATCAAGAAGATTTACCGCTGATGTTGGATATAAAACATCTTTCACTGCTAGAAGAAATAGAGAATATTATTTTGATCCTTCAGAATCATTAGGAATTAGCACTGTTACTGGTACAGGAGTAGGAAAAACCATATCGTTTAGTAATCCAGGTTCTGGTGTCACATCAAAATTTGTATTATCTCAACATCTGTATTTGCCAAATCATGGACTGATAACAGGAGATCAAGTTACTTACAAGGTCAATGGTGGTGATGCTATTTCTATTTCAACAGTCAGTGCAGGTCCCACTGGATCATTGATTGATAACTCAAAATTATTCGTTACAAATTTGGGTGTAGATTTCATTGGTCTATCTTCAATACGAGTTGGATTGGGAACCACAGGAACTTTTGTGGGAATTGGATCTACAACTGATCAAGGACTTTTCTTCTTTGTTGGAGTTGGAACTGGTGTAAATCATAGTTTAGTTACAGATCATAAAAATGTAATAAAAGCAGATATTGATAGAAAGTTAGTTACTGTCTCTACATCAGCAACTCATGGTCTTTCTAGAAGCGACGTTGTTTTTGTTGACGTAAATCCTGCAATTTCTACAACAAGAACGGTTAGATATAACCAAGATAATAGAAAATTAGTTATTGATAGTATAGGATTTACAACAGCGGGTGTTGGTACGACATCAAATACTATTACTTTATCTGATCATGGACTAGTCACTGGACAAAAAGTTATCCATAGTTCTTCGTCACCATCTGGAGGTTTGTCGGATAATAAAGAATATTATGCATATGTGATTGATGTTAATAATATTAGACTTTGTGATACAAAATATGAAACAACAAAAGCAACACCAACTTTTGTTAATATCACTTCTAGTTCTAATGGGGATTTTCTCCCAGTTAATCCTCCACTAACATTCTACAGAAACTCTACAGTTACTTTTGATACGAGCGATTCTTCTTTATCTTTTGAGCGAGATGCGTCTACTCGCCCAGCATTCTCATTTAAATTCTACACAGACTCTGATTTTACAAAGGAATATTTGACCACAAGTAAAACTGGAGCATTTGCAATTGATCCTGGAGGAGTAGGATTAAAGCTAGGAACTTCTGGATCAACAATAACTTTAATTGTAGATGAAAATACTCCCAAAAAACTTTATTATAAACTAATACCATTAAATGTTTCTGGTAATCCAGGAACTAACTTGGAAGCAGTTATTAGTGATGATGTAGACTCTCACAATGAAATCATAATAAAAGATAGTTTGTATGATGGAACACATGTAATTAGTGGAGTTACCACAAATAGTTTCAGTTACAACGTAGATGAAACTCCAGAGGAGAGCAGATATGTAAGTTCTGCCTCGACAAAACTTTCATATACGACTAGTTCCAAAACAGCATATGGACCGATCGCTGAACTTGATATCAGTGATACAAGAAAAGGTTATTCAAAGTTACCTGGAATTAGCACGATAACATCATCTATAGGAAGAGGTGCTGTCTTAAAGCCTGCTAGTACTTCTATAGGTAAAATTGTAAAGACAAAGTTGAATAACATTGGATTTGATTATCCTGCAGATCACACTTTATCTCCTGAAGTAAACTTCCCACAAATACTAGAAGTAACTTCTTTCTATAAATTTACCAATATTGGTATAACATCATTTGGTCAAGGATATAAAGTTGCACCAACCCTAATAGTTCTTGATGGAAATACGAATCAAAAACTTAATGATATTGATATAAGATATTCGGTTGGAGACACAGAAGTAGAAATTCTCAAAAATACTTTAAACCTTAGTGACACCAATCCTGTTATTTTACCTGTAAATAATCCAAATGGAATTAGAGTTTCTAATTTAGAATATAATTCTGTTGCAAAGACAGTAACTGCAACTTTAAAAGAAATTTATAGTGAAAATTTCCCATTAGTAGTTGGTGATAAAATTTTAGTAGAAAATTCTGTTGTAGGGATTGATAGTACAGCATCTGTAACTGCAACAACTAAGGGATTAAACTCAGATGAACATAATTATCAATTGTTTACAGTAACCGCAACCACCGAAAGATTGGGTGGAAATGTTGGAATTGTTACGTATTCGTTTGATGTTCTTGAGAGTGGTGAAGTAATTGGAACTTTTGATGCAGAAAAATCAGCAACAATCTTAACCCCTCAAAAATATTTCCCTGTATTTGATTACAAATTAGAATCAAATACTTTCCAAACTGGAAACATTGTGAAGTCTGGTGATTCTGAGGGAACCATTTTTGACTGGGATGGAACAAACCAGATAATATCAATTGAGAGTTCTGATGATTTCTTAGTTGGAGATACAATTGTAGAAGATGTAACTGGATCTAAAGCAGTAGTCAACAAAAGATATGCCTTCTCAGGAGAATACGACTTAAATTATTTCTCACTCTTTGATAATGGTTGGAGAGAGGATAATGGAATACTTAATAAACTAGATCAGAAAATAGCTGATAATGACTACTATCAGAATTTTTCTTATTCAATCAAATCAAAAGTACCTTTCGAAAGTTGGAATGACATTGTAAGTTCTTTGCTTCATAGTGCAGGATTTAAAAAATTTAGTGATCTTCAAGTGGAGTCCCAAGTTGTCGCTGCAGATGAAGAGGCTCTGATACCTAATCCTATTTCAGCAACAACTATTGAAATTGATTTGATAAGCGAAGTTGATTTAGAATGCACAAATAATTATGACTTAGCAACCGAAAATTTCTTAGGTTCTGCCACTGCAAGATTCTCTGATGAAATTTCACTTAAAACTAGAATTATATCAGACTTCTCAGAATCTATCACTAACAGAGTCCTGACGATAGATGACATTAGTTATTTGTTTAATAGTAATGCAAGATCAACTCCATTCCAAGAAGTTGCAAGACATCCGTTAGCAGGCGGTGTTGCACAAAAATTCGTAATTCTTGCAAAGGATAGAAAGTTTACTGCCGAAAGGCAAATGTCATTGGTCACTGTTTTAAATGATGTTCATACTGGAAAATCATTTATTAATCAATATGGAGATGTTGATACAGTATTAGATCTCGGTAATTTTGATTACACCATAGATGGTTCTGATGGGGTATTACAATTCTTCCCAACAAAGTTTACCATAAACAACTATAACTTATCTCTCTTTAGTTACAACCTTGATAGACTGGGATTAAATACATCTTCAATTGGTATTGGAACAACAACCATTGGTATCTCAACAGATGCCTCTGGATCTTTGATCAGTATAGCAAGCACAAATCATGTTATCTCTGGACTCACCACTACAAACGTATTTACTCTTGCTGGAATTGGAACAACAACCTCAGGAACCAGAGCTGCGAAAATATTATTCAGTATTGAAAATTCTGACAATCAAGCAGAATTTGATGAACTTAGTATCGTAGCGATAGGAACTCATATTGAGTCACTTGAGTATGGACAATTGACAACTCATTCTATCGATGCCTTTGGTGGAACTGGACTAGGAACATATGGCGCAAGTTTGTCTGGATCAGATATCATCGTCAAATATACACCTAATAGTGGCGTGACAACGACCTACGTGAATGCACTTTCAATTGGAATTTCCTCTGAGTCTTATGTTGGTGTTGGAACACAAGGTTACACTCATGGAAACTTGATCGCACAGGGTGTTGGAATAGCATCCTCATCTTCACCTTCAGCAGTTCAAATTGGTCATTATGGGAGATCAACTGCTACTGGTGTTGATGGTGCATATGGAATATTGATGGTTTCTGATACCACAAATAATATAACTCAGATGTCAGAATTTGTTATCGCTGATGATGATACTGACATATACTTGACAGAGTATGGTGTAGTTGATTCTGAGGGTGGAACTAGTGCATCAGGACTTGGAACCTTAGGTGCAACTAGAGCGTCAAGTGAAACAAGACTCAATTTCACTCCAAATGCAGATATAGATGTTCACGTCAAAACATTTATCAATGCATTATCTGTAGATGAACTGAGAACTGAACCAGGATCAAAAGATCTAACATGTTCTGAATTAATATCTGAATTTAGTACTTATACAGGAACTCTTTCATCAGTTAAGAGAGACTTTGAATTAAAACATAGAACTAAAGAAATCTTTAAGAGAAACTTTGACGGAACGGATGCAAACGTAGTTAACATAACAGATAATACAATTAATCTTCCAGATCACTTCTTTGTAAGTGGTCAAGAATTGACTTACTCTACTGTATTAGGAATCAAAACTGATTTCATTTCAATTGGATCAACTGATGGTTTTGTTGGTGTTGGTACAACAACCACCTTACCCTCAAGTGTTTTCTGTATTAAAGTTGATAATGATACAATTAAGATTGCTACGACGGCAGAAAATGCCCTCAAGAAAAATCCAGTTTCAGTTGCGTTCACTGGAGTTGGTATAGGAAACTCTCATACTTTCACGGCAAAAGATGCAAATCAGAAAGTTTTATTGACAATTGATAATATGATTCAATCCCCAATTGTGGGATCATCTGTTACCACCACTACGATTGGATCTGCCTCAGCGACAGTGGATGTCATTAAATTTGACGATATTCTTCGTTTCGCTGCTGGAGATTATGTAGAAATTGATAGTGAAATTGTAAAGGTTTTGGCAATCGGAATCGGATCTACAAATAATGTTAAGGTTACTCGTGCATGGCTTGGAACAGACTTAGAAGATCACTCAGACGGATCTTTGGTGACAAAATTAAATGGTAACTATAACATTGTTGGAAATACCGTCAATTTTGCTGAGGCACCAAATGGAAATCGACCCATCGGATCTACAACTGATGGTCCATCATTTAGGGATTGGACAGGTATTACAACCTCTGCAACATTCAGTGGCAGATCTTTTGTAAGGACAGGAATACAGGGAAGTAGTGATGAGACTTATACTAAAAATCATATTTTTGATGATATTTCTCCATCATTTGATGGTCAGACAAAAACTTTTGCATTGACATCAGGCGGTTCAAATGTAACAGGAATTACTACATATCCACTAATCCTTATAAATGGTATTTTACAAGGTCGTGGAAGTGATTCAGACTTTACTGCAACAGAGCAGTCTGGTATCACATCAATTACCTTTACTGGAGCAGCAAGTTCTGTTTCTTATGATGTTAACAATGCAAGTATTCCTACTGGTGGTGTTATTGTTTCTGTTGCATCAAGTGAAGGTTTTGGATATCAACCTTTGGTTGCCGCTGGTGGAACTGCAGTAATTTCTGCAGGAGGAACTGTTTCTTCAATCTCTATTGGTAACAGTGGTTCTGGATATAGAGTAGGTGTTCAAACAACTATTAATGTTGGCGTTGGAACTTCCTCACTTGGATCTCGAAACATAGAATTTATTGGAACTGCTGCTGTAGAGAATGGACACATTGTTAGCGTTGCTATTACCAATCCTGGTTCTGGATATACAGCAACCAGTGCTCCTTTCGTTGTCTTTGATGATCCACTATCCTATCACAATATTCAATTAGATTATATTTCAGGGTCCTCTGGCGTTGGAACTGAAGCGCGAGTTGATGTTGTTGTTGGACAAGGATCAAGTGTAATTGAATTTAATTTGTCTAATACTGGATCTGGTTATTCTATCGGTGATGTATTGACATTTGCTTTTGGTGGAAACACTGGTATTCCAACAGAATCATCAGTAACCTTTGAAGAATTTAAGATCACTATTGATGAGGTCGATACAGACCAATTTAATGCATGGTCCGTGGGATCCATGGATGTTTTAGATGATATTTCTAACTTGTTTGATGGTGAGAGAAGAACCTTCCCAATCAAAAAAGATGGAGATATCTTATCAATTCTTTCTCGCCCAGGTTCAAATATAACAATTCAAGATAATATTTTTGTGTTTATCAATGATGTTTTACAGCAACCTGATGTTGGATATAAATTTGCGGGAGGAAGTGTTCTTGAACTTACCGAGGCACCAAACGTCGGAGATACCTTTAAATTCTTCTATTACAAAGGAACCTCTGGAGTTGATGTAGTTGATGTTGATGTAACAGAGACGATTAAAGTTGGAGATGAACTGACACTTGAAAGTACAAATATTAAATTAGATCAAAATGAAAGATTAGTAACTCAAATAGTTTCTTCTAGAACTGTCAATACAAATGTCTATCCTGGACCAGGTTTGAGTGGCAATCCATCTCTTGAAAGACCTGTTAAGTGGTGTAGACAGAGAGATGATTTACTCATCAACGGAAAGGTAATCAATAAGTCTCGCGATTTATATGAACCCAAAATTTTCCCATCCGCATACCTAATCAAGTCAGTTGGTGTTGGTTCTACTGAAGTTTACGTCGATAATGTTAGACCTTCTTTCAATCCTCTAGATGAAAGCACTGATAGATCATTCCAAAATACTATCACTATATTTGATTATACTACTGAAAAGGTTTCTGCTGCAGCGACAGCAGTGGTCTCAACTGCAGGAACTGTATCTTCTATCGTAATATCTACAGGTGGAGTTGGATACTCTACAACTCCAAATGTTACGATACAAAATCCAGTTGGTTTAGGCACCACTGCAAGAGCTGAAGCAACTGCTACAGTTTCTGCTGGTGGAACCATATCTGGTATAACTATATCTACACCTGGTGTTGGATACACCAACACTAATCCACCAGTGGTCCTCATCGGACCTCCTGCATCATTAGACACTGAGGATAATGGTATACTTTCATATAGTGGTGACTTTGGTATTATTACTGGAGTTGGAACAGATTCAGTTGGCGTTGCATCCACCGCTATAATCTTTGACTTGTTAATACCAGCACTTTCTCCGCTTAGAGATAACACTGACATTACTCCACAAACAACAACTAGTGGAATTGCAACTGGAGATTACTTCGTTGTATATCAGTCCACAGTTGGAAATGGAGTCACTGCCTTGGACGAAAATTCTAGTGTGATTGGTATTGGAACAACATGCTTGGATAACATCTATAGAGTTGCTGATGTTTCAATTGCAAATACATCTGCTATTGGACTTGGAACGACTAATGTTGCAAGAGTGACCGTTAGTATTTCTGACTTTAATGGATTTAGTGCTGCTGGTTTAGCAATTAGCGAATTCTACGGAAGATATAGCTGGGGCAAACTGGTATTGAGTGAAAGAGAAGAAAGTGTAAGTTATGATGCAATTACATCTAATGGTGTAGTTGGAATTCAAACGGGACCATTTATCCTAAGAAAAACACCATTTAAGTCAAGTGGTTTTGTAACCTGATAAATAACTAAAAAATTACAAAAATGTCTGCTATTATAACTGATCAGATAAGAATATTGAATGCGAAAAATTTTGTATCTGGTTTTAATACCACTACAAAATCGTACTATAGTTTTGTTGGACTTACAAATCCAACTTTAATTGACTCTGATTGGAATGATGATCCCCCGTCACCAACGGACAATTTTGATAATGAAAATTCGACTTGGGACACAATAGTTGCTCTGAAAAAGATCACATCAGATGATGCTAAACAAGTCGTAAGGAAGAATGTTTGGGCGTCTGGTAGAACCTATGATTACTATAGGCATGATTATAGTATCAGTAATACTCCACCAAACTCCAGCGGAACTTCACTGTACTCTGCTAACTATTTTGTTTTAAATAGTGACTACAGAGTTTATATTTGTCTCCAAAATGGAACTACTCCAGAAACCGTAAATGGAGCACCCTCTTTGGATGAACCAACGTTTACAGACTTAGAACCAAGAGCTGCTGGCACTAGTGGAGATGGTTATATTTGGAAGTATTTGTATACTATCAAACCATCAGATATTGTTAAGTTTGATAGCACCGATTATATGCCAGTTCCTTTGAATTGGGCAACTACCACTGACGCAGACCATTCTACAGTTAGAAATAATGCAGTTGATGGTGGTATTAAAGTCGTAATCGTAAAAGATAGAGGATCGGGCATTGGAACTGCAAACGTAACTTATACAAAAGTTCCAATTAAGGGGGATGGATCTGGTGCAGAGTGCACGGTAACGATTAACAATGATTCAAAGATTGGTAGCGTAGTAGTATCTAACCAAGGATCTGGTTATACTTTTGGAAATGTTGATTTGATTGCTGGTGGTGTTCCAGAACCTTCTTCTTATCCT